CGGTAAATATACTTGTCTAACTTCTTCGCGGTTTCTAAACTTACGTCTTTACCAGCTAAGAATCGGTCTATATTATATTGGTGGAACTTCTCCCCCTTACCTTTTATTTCTTTAACTACTTGGTTTCGTGTTCGTGTTTTTAATGCTTCGCGTAAATAAGCGCGTAAACTATAATCGTCTATTAACATAAATCTAAATTTATTTCATTTTCGTTTAAAATTTCCCGAAACCTTTCGTTCATCTTATCAATAAATTTGTATTGGTCATCTCTTAATTCTCCGTGTTTTAAAATTGCCCGTAGTTCGTCTTTAATTTCAGTTAATGCGAAAAACATTTTTGAAGATTTTACCGCACAATTAAATTCAAAGTCATCGTCTGGTAAGTTAAATTTTAGTGTTGCTTTCATATCAAAAAGGTAAATCGTTTTCTTGTTCATCGTTAATTGGTCTGCGTTCTGCAACGTATGGTTCGCTAAAACTTGCCGAAAAATATTTAGTACCTTTTGACGATTCTTTTAGCCATAACGCAACTTCCATTTCTTTGCCGTTTACGTTTACTTTGCCTTTGTAGTCTGGGTGATTTTCCGATTTTTTGTTGTCGTTTTTGAAAATTGCTCCCGTGTTAATCTTTGTTTCCATAGTTTATTTTTTTAAGTAATTATAAGTTAGTGCAATAGTGCAGACCCAACCCCAAACAACTGCTGGGGCAAGAATTATTGATAGTAAAATTATCATAGTATTTGTATTAAGTTATTATAATATTCTCGGCATTCTTCGATTCGTGTTTTGATATTCTCAATAATAGCATCGTCTTTTGCTATTTTAAACGTTTTTACTCGCTTTTCTTTTGGAATGTGTCCAAATGTATGCTTTGATTGTACAAACGCTCTTAAATCTAAACTTTCTTCAATCAAACTTGCCTTCCAATGCTCCCTGCGTATTTCGTCTTCGACTATTTGTAAAGGGGTGTCAATTAAACAATAGCATAAAAGCGCTTCGTTTTTACCCGTTAGCCACATATAACTTTGCATTTGGTAAAAATACATTTTATTTGTTAATTCGGTGTCGAAAAATGGAAAAGTAGTGGCATCGTAACTTGATTTTACATCGAGTAAAATTTCGTCCGTGTTAACGTCGGGCGTTCCCGTAATCCAATCGTTTGAATAGTGTTCCTCGTTTTTATAAATGAATCCTAAATCCAAAACGTTGTTGCAAAGTGCAATTGATAATTCTTCAACTTCGTTGCCTTTGTCGGTGTAACGTGAACTAAATTCTTTGCGTATTCCGTAAATTTCTTCAACTGCTAATTCTTGTAAGTAAGTTTTAGTTGTTTGACTTAATGATTCCCCTTTTGTTTTGGGGTTCGTCATTATTTTGCCTATTGCTGAGCATCTTATTTTCATTGTTCAAGGGTTTTAAGTTGTTCTGGCGTTAATTCAAAAGTTTTTGTAAGTTCCTCTATTGTGTAACCGCCTTCGCTTATTGTCTTTAATGCTTTTGCAAGTCGTTTGTCGTCAATAGCAACCTTTTTAGTTTCGTTTTTTGGTTCGGTCTTTACTTGTTCGCCACCAGCGTCCGTGTCCTTGTCGGTAACTAATCCCAAACAACTTGATAATGAGTACCTTCTCAAGTAGGTACAAGCACTCCCAAAAACTTGGAAATCATTCATTCCCTTTAATTGTACGTTTTGCGGTATTGCCGTTTTACTTTCGAGTGTTTCTCCACTTTCTACGTGAAAAATAATCGTAATTAAATCCGTGCCGTGAATCAATTGCGTAAACCCTAATCCGTGTTTTTTTAACAAGGGATTAATTACTTCAAAGATTTTTGGTAAGTCCGCGTACGTGTAGCCGTACCCTTGCGTTGCTTTGTGAATCGTTGGAACTTCTTGTTGAAATTCCGCTAAACTTTTAAATAGATGTTTCATAGTTTATTTTTTATTGGTTATTTTAATTATTTCTTTTTTTATTCTTTTGTCTGTTTCGTGTATGTATGTATACTCCATAATTAATTATTTAATGCTTCTTCGTAAGTGTCAAAAAATAATTCTTCCCCTGTTTCGTAATTACATTTAATGTAATCAACACTTTGCCCAAAACAAGATGCTATTTGTATTCCGTTTTCTAATGCTATGTAAACATAACCGCTATTCCTGTTGAACCCTTGTTCTTCAATAATTTCATTAAAAGCATTTTCTAAGTGTGCTTTTTGCACTAATATCCAACTTTCATAGTCGGAAGTTCCTAAGTCATTAATAAATTCAGTTGTTTTCATTGTTTTTAGTTTTATTGGTTAATAATTATATGCAAATATAACAATTTATTTTAATATACAACTATTTTTTAATTTATTTTTAATAAATCGCTAATTAAACAAATCCAAGTGTCGCATTTAAAAGGTTTTACGCAACCCATTTCCCCTTGCTTTTTTAGTTTTGCTATTAATTTCCAATCTTTTTTTCTTATCATTCCAACACAATAAGCATCGTTTGTTTTTAAATTAATAAACATAAAAGCGTAATAATCGCAATCTTGTTTTATATTGAAGTTTGGAATATGACAAGTGTAATTTGGTTTGGGTTTGTATTGCATCGATTGTGTTTTTACATCAATTTTAAAATCGTTTAATATAAAATCGTAATCAAAATTTTGTCCGTCTTCAACTTTTACCCCTTTATTTATGTAATAATCCATTAAAACAACTTCTCCAACCGAACCTAAATAAGTACCTTTTCCTTCTTCTATTGAATTTTTTAATTTACCAAACGTGTTTCGGTGTTTTGCTTTTTCTAATTGTTCTGGTGTTATTTTAAAATACATTTTAGTTTTTGTTTATATGTTTCTATTATTTCTTTTAATTCGTCGCGTGTAAATTTTCGTGTTTCGTGTGCTTTTTCACTTAGTTCAATTAATCGTTCCGCTCCAATTCTTTGTTGTATTCCGATTTGATAATTCAAAAGATTGCCGTGTAAATGCTGGTTACAATAAACACATTGTCCGTGAACGTTGTCCTCGTTGAACGTTAACGCTTTGTGTCCGCCCGAACTAAAATAGTGTCCAGCGTCAAACTTTTGCCCTAATTGAGTACCACAGGAAATACAACCTTTGTTTCTATCTCGATTCCGTATAAAAGAATTAAAATAAGTTTGCGCTAATTTTGTAAGTTCCTGAACCGTTTGTAATTTTTCCTTTATTTCGTGTTTACGTGTTTTCCATTCTTTTTCCTTTTGCGAGTTAACCCAAACTTTTATGCAAGGTTCGTCTAAGCAATATTTTTGGTTAAATCTTATTGGTGTAAATTCCGCCTTGCAATTTTTACATTTTTTCATCTTAAAAATTATTTACTTCGATTTCTTTTTCTAATTGCTTAATTCTAAATTTCAATTCCAAATTTAATTGTTCTAAATTGTTTGAACTTGACGAAAATATTCGTGCTTGTTTTTCCAGAATTAAAAAAGTTGTTAATACTTCGGATATTTCGTTTTCGGTTTCAATCATCGAATTTATTAAATCGGATCGGTGTCCGTTTTTTGCTTCGATTTCTTCACGGCTAATTTTTAACTTGAGTAAAGTTTTGCGTAAAATTGCCGTTGCGCTTAGTAGTTTTATTTCCATTGTTTCGTGTTTTTATTGGTTAATTAATTTCATTCCGTAATTATTAATTTTATTTTCTATTATCAATGATTCTTTTTTTATTAACTTATTTTTTTCAAATGGTTTATAATTTACTTCGTGATGCCACCTTTCATAACGCCATACTTTTTTTACTACGTCTGGGTGTTGTTCTATTAAAGAGTCAACAAAATTACTTCTTAAATCACCAGTTGTATAAATTGGTGTGTTTCCACCTTTTGTAACCATTGTCGCATCTTTGTCTCCCGAAAAAGCGTTAAAATTTAACGTGCAATATCCGTCTTTTAACATTCTTAAACAAATATCGGTGTCGTCATTAAAAATACCTCGCCATTGATAAGGTAATTCATTATTAACTAAACTTATTGAATAAACCCTACTATTTATAAAGTATGGCGGTCTTCCGTCGGGTATTGCGTAATTCATATAATTTAATCCTGCCATTGCTACATTTGTATATCTATCAACAAAATCTTCAACGCATCTAAATATAACAGGAGACAATACCTTATTTCGCTTGTTGTTATTCATTCGGTAAAATGCTTTAATATTGTCATCAAGTTGCCAATGTCTTTTGTGACCTTCTGAAATAGAGTGTTCTTTAATCCAATTTCTAACGCTAACCAACATTGAGTGGTCTTTTGGTTTTGAAAATGGCAATACTAAAATATATTCTTTTGGCAATATTGTTAAATATAAATATTCTTCTTGCGGTTCAATTACAACCCTAAATTCAGCTCCCATTTGTAGCAAAGACCTAACAGTTTTTCTGCTTTCAAACCTTCCTTTTGTTGGTATATAAATTGGATATTTATTTTTCATTTTCTACAATATAAATGTTTTCCGAAGGTCTTGAATCTAAAGGAAACCAAGCCGAATAATCATTCTTTTTTTGTTTTCCGTCAAATACTCTTTTACCATTAAATAAATTTTGCTTTACAACATTCATAAATAATTCAAAATCCTCTTGATTTCTAAACTTAAATGTAGCTATTACTTGTGGTGGTAAAGGCTTTACATTATTGTATTCGGGCATATCTTGCCATTCATCTCTCCAATCGTGTTTTTTTTTTATTGGTATTCCGAATAAATCTGTCATTTTATTAGTTTTTATTGGTTTGCTTTTTTGTTCAATTCGTCCCAAATATCAAGTTTTTTTTGTTGCTTAAAAATTGTCGCTTGTTTTGGTCTTAACTTTTGTAACGGGTCAACTCCAGCAACCGAAAACCCAACCCCGTAATTATAATTGCAAAGTACGGGTATATTTAACTCCGTATGTTTCCCGCCCGTGTCCGTATCTTTTATTTTTTCTACTCCAACCATTGTTAAAAATTTCATTGATTCGTGTTTAATTAATCTATGAATAACAAACATATCGTCGCAACGATTCAAAAATGCCTTACCGCCCTCGACGTGGTCTTTTAATGGTGGTTTTAAATGTCCCTTCCATTCGTGGTTTTCTGGGTAAAGGTTGCCACTACGTCCGCTTTCGCTTGTCGGGTGCGTGTTAATGTAGATTGTTTTTCCCGTTTCGTTTACAAATTGCCGTGCCATATTTAAAAATCGGTAATTGCCCTCGTAGTTCATTT